TAATCTATTTTAAACCACTTGATAGCCCCTTCTATCATCCACCATAATATACTGCCTAACTCATCATTAAATTTAGCTCCTAAATTACGGTCTTGTTTATGGTCGGGTATTTTCAAATTAAATGGCACTACTCTGATACGTCTCCAAATACCATGATCCGTTCCTCTAATAATAGGCTGGTAATTTGTCGCCATAAATATTTTAAATATCGGCTTAAAAGTAAATTCATTCCCATATAAATATCTAGCAGTAATTTCTCCATGATCGCTTGTCATACTCTTAATACTGCTTTCACGCAAACGGTCGCCAAGCTCTGCTTCCTCACTCACTACTAGCCTAATTTTATTAAGTCTTGCGACCTCACTTAAATTACTACTCTGTGAGCGTCTATCAACTAATAAATCTACGCCAGCAGTCGTGCCATAACTGCCTAATACCTTTAACATAGTATCAAGCAATAACGATTTTCCGTTAGCACCGTCTCCTAGAAATATAAACAACGCTTGCTCTTTGGTATAACCTGTTAGCGTGTAGCCGGCAACTAGCTGAAACCAGTCAATTAATTCTTTGTCGCCCATAAATATCTCGTCTAAAAACTTTAAAAATATCTTAGGCTCGTTTTTATTAATTAAAATATCAGTATACATAGATAGCATCATCATTTTATCAGCACTGATTATCGTGCCATCTCTTAAATCTACTACGCCACTTGCTGTATTTAGCAAATAAGGCTCGTTATCAAAATCGCCATTACTTACAGGAATTCCGTCTAAATGCTGTGCCTCTTTTAGCATACTTTCTTTTCCGTATGATGATAAAAGCCTTTTAACGTTATTTTTCATAGCTTTTTGTTCCTCGCCGTATGAGTTCATAGCTTCAATTTTTAATTGCTCTATCGTCATATCAGCTAGCGATTTCACATAATTATAAATATCAGTTTGCCAGTAGTTCCCGTTATATATCATCCACCTTTTATTATCTACGTTATATTTAATTTGGCTTCCAAAGTTAGCAACGAATTTATTAGCATTACCGGTGTCAGTAAATTCAAACTCTTGTTCTCTTGCTATATTATAAGCGTGAAAACTCGTAATAGCGTTTTTAATAGTGCTTTCCCTGTAATCGGTTCTAACAAGCCATTTTTCTTTATGTTTATCGTCTTTACTTGCAAAATAAGGCGATAATTCAAACGCTTCTTTAATACTTCCATAATCGCCCTCAAATATAAATGCTAAATGGTTAGTTAAACTCATGTCTAACTCACTCTCATTACTACCACTACCAGGTGCTGTTGCATTCCATGCGTCCTTAAATTTCTTATTATATTTTAACTCGCTATTAATTTTTAATTCAATATTTGCTATATTGCTAGGCTCGTTAATAATAATTTCGTGCGTGTGTTTTTTCATATATTTTTCTAAAACATACGATATATTAACAGAATTAATACTGTCGCCTGATAATTTATTACCAGTCAGCGTCACATATTTATTAGTATTATCGCTAATATATATTTCTAAACCTAAATTACGGTTATTAATATAATGCGTGTCTTTATTAATTTTATCGTCAGTTTTAAATATAATACGGATACCACGCCCTGATGGTGATATTTCCGTATAACTATTAATATATTTTATAATATCCTCAGCCATCGGTGATAATTTACCTTTATTATCCCGACAGTCATCAATATCTATGGCACTAAAACCGTTAAATATACCAAGCCCTAAACCGCCTAATACCTGCCCTTGATTATTTATTTTGTAATACTCTGGCAAATGATCAAATATTGTTCTATAAGAATTAAATGTATTAGGATTATTACTTTTTGCTAGTGTTCTAGTGACGGGATTAAAGGGGATTTTTCCCCCTCTACCCTCATCTAATTTCCACACACAGAATAATCCATTCATTTTTAATTCATGTGGTATATTATTAAAATTTGTCATAAATTAAAATGGTAAATCGTCCATGTCAGGTTGCGGATTATGGAAATTCTCTAATTGCTCGTTGGTTGGTCCTGCGGTTGCTGGTAGGCTGTCTTTTTCATCATCGCTTAATTCTTTCACATCCTCAAATACTTTTATTTTACCAGCATTTAAAGCCTCAACACTACGCCACTCACGGACTTTTAGAGTTTCAATAATCTCGCCCTCATCATCTAAAAATGGTATTTGCTCGTAAGCAAAATTCGCAACAATTCGCAGTCCGACAAACGATTTAAAATCTCCGCCTGTCTTTTTGAAATTATAACCGTCATTAGATTTTTCTAACGCAGTGACAAACGATTTCAAGAACGGATATGCATTTACTTTATAACTTCTATAACCTATTGCCTGATTAGGCCAACCGTCTTTAAATGCTTCGCTTTGTCTTTTAAATAAACCATCAAATTTACCACCGACAATATCAAACGTAAATTTAATATAACGCTTATCCTCAACATCCTCAACCGTTAAAATTCTAACTATTTGTGGTCCTGCTTCTAATTTAGGAAAATTCCCAGCTTCCTCTGTGCTTTCCCATAAACTCCAATCAATCTTATTACTCATTATTTTTTCCTCCTATATTATAATATTCTCTAATTTTAGTAAATACTAAATTCATATCATTTGGTATTGTTTCACTATCAAACATACCATATGGCGATTTAGTAACGCCTGTGCCATCAGTTTGTGTTCTAAAAATATACTCATTATTAGTTTTCATTGCGTGCAATACTGTCGCAAATAGCCCCTCAACTGATACTTTTTCCTCTAACATTCTACCCATGATTTTAGGTTTTACATCTCCGAAATCGTTTTTATCCTCATGCATAATAATTCCTACGATTACATCATCAGGTAAACCTGTTTGTGAAAATCTTACTAACTCATAAAAGTTGGTAGCCATTTGTGAATATAATTCAAATATTAAATTACCCTTTTTTTCAGACCCTTGTGCCTTCATAAATGCGTTAGTTAATAAATACCCTGCGTCATCAATAATAATGTTTTTAACGCCCATTGAAACGTATTTTAGCATAGCATTTTTAATCGCTGTGTAGTCATCAGTAGTTAGATATTTTTTACCCGTTCTAAATGGTAATTCTTTCCCCAACACACTAATTAACGCATACTTATTTTCAGGAACGGTATTTAGCGAATAACTTTTACCCACTCCACTCTTTCCTATTAATAAAAAACTCTTAGCCATAATTATTTTCCCTCCTTTTATTATATTAATTTAGCTAATTTAAATAAGGCTTGTAATTCCTTATCATATTTCAATTTATTATAAACACCCTCACGAAACTCTATATAATCGCCTCCTACTTTTTTAGCCTCAGCCTCGCTATCGCATACTCTAATAGCACGCTTGCCACCATTTTTCCATACCGCCCATTTATCAGGTGTTTTCCATAATTCCTCATCCGTTGGAAACGGCAATAAATTATCGGGCGTATTTAGGTTATTTTCAATCTCATATATTTTGCGTTCTATTTCTCTACCTGTTTCTAATATCTCACTAATACTAGGTTCAAACTCATAAACATATATTTGAGACTGCGGATATAATGGATCACGCTCAGCTTGCCCTACACTCCAATCTTTTATAAACGCTATAAATCGTATTAATTTAACCGCTGTGGCGTTTTTATAACACATCCAAGCATATATTAGTCCTTGACTATCCCAGTCGCTAAAATCGCCTATTTTAACTTTATAACTGCTAGTGGTTTTATAATCTGTTATAATATCGCTTTCTAACCGGTCAATTTTCCCCACCAGCGTAACATCGCTGCCTATTTTAACTTCTAATTTTTGTTCAGCAAATTCGCTACCATCATCAAATAATGAGTGAAACGCTGTGCCAAATAATCTTGGTATGAACTCACTCGCATCAGGAATATAATAATCAGGATACCTCCTTTTCAATATAACCTCAGCTGTTGAGTTAATGATCTCTGTTACACTATAACGGTGCGGTGTTTTTTCGTATCTATCCTCTAATAATATATCTACTATTTTCTGTGGTAAATTATATTTATTAGTTATCACGCATTTTCACCACCTCAGTTAATGGAATTGAGAATTTGCGAGCAATATTTCTAGTTATTTTATCGCCAGCAACTCTCTTTCCAGTCATAATATAATTTAATGCCGGATGGCTAATATCTAAAAACTCAGCCAGCTCTTTTTGCGTAAAATTATATTCAACCTGTTTCTGTAATAAATACTCTATTAAACCCACGTTATCACTGCCTCCCCTTTTTTTATAAATTCT